AAGTGCCGCAGCTTGTCCGATGTACGCGTTCGTCAGCGTCGCCGTAGCGATCTGGCCGGCCTGCACCTGGGGCATGATCTGCGCGATGAGGCGGTCAATGTCTGCATCCCGGTATGCCGGGGACGCATCCCACCGAGCAGCCGTGAGCGCCAAAGTGCGGTCACGGATCTGCCGGGTAGTGGACTGGTGCGCGAACGTCAGCTGGTCAAGCGTTGCCTGCGCCACCTGCAGCCCCAATCAGCGTCGCCGCCAACAGCTGGTCGGTGGCCGCATCGCTCTCGTCCTGAGCGATCTCATCCGGAGACATGCCCATGATGTTCTGCTTGATCCACCGAGCCGACATGCCCGCGTCCTTCGCCTGCTTCGCCGCCAGCGTCTTCTCCGTGAAGGAGACATGCTCCGGAGGCATCCACAGGACCTCGACGGTCTCGCCGTCATCGATGCCCAGGATCCGCAGGGCCTCGAGAAGTGCCGCAGACATGGGAGCCGTCACACGGGCGATACGGTTCTTCGCCTTCTGGATCTCGCCTTCCTTAGCGTTCGCAGCACCCTCAGCGGACTGGTTCTCACCCGAAGGGATGAACACCGAGATCGGCGTGCGGATCGCACCAGCAAAGTCGCGTGCGTCTGCCTTCTCGCCCTCGAGCAGCGGCCGGATGTCAGTCTGTTCCGACTCCCACACGTCGATGCCCTCAGGGAGGTCCCACAGCGCGCCCGGGGCCGGTTCGAAGACCTTCGCCCAGTTGATGTCGTTGCCGTCATCGTCCTGCTCGGGCAGGCCACCCTTCATAGCGCGCTGCTTGAACGCCTGCATCGCCGTGACGACGAGGCGCTGCAGCTTCCCGAGGTTGATGCGGTCGATGACGTCGATGTGGGGCTCGAACTCAGCGACACCGTCCTTGTTCTCGAGGACGTACACCGGCACACCGCCCGCGAACGTCTCGAGCGGCCCAGAAGCCTCCCACTCGCCGGCCACGAGGCCAATGAGGGTGCCGCTGATGGTCTTGGACTCGCGGACGAACAGCTGCCGCTGCCCAGCCACCCACACCAGTGCGTAGTCCTTGCCCGCGTCCTGGTCACGCCACGCCTTGAGAGCCGCACGAGCACGCCACGGCTGCGTCGGGTCCGGGGCCGTGATGACCTGCTCCGGGATCTCCGAGGTGATGACCGGGTCACCGCCGCGGACACCCGTGATGAGGTAGCCGACGCTCGTCGTGAGCATGTTCGAGATCGCATCACCGAACACGACGTCGAGGCGGTTGTCCCGCCACACACGACGTGCAGCCAGAACACCAGGGCTCGTCATCGACGTGCCCACACGGACACCATTCGGGACCATGCGGCCACCCAACGACTCGCACGACAGCCCACCGAAGTTCGTGCGGGCCTTCTTCTGGAAGGCCTTCCACGTCGCCTTCGTGTTCGCGCCCATCTCAGGCAGCGGCGCGTTGCCGTTCGCGTACGACCGGTTCTTCGCGATGCGAGGCTGACGGGCATCAAGACGCGCAGCCAGGATCGGGAGCCATTCGGCAGGTGTAGTAGCCACAAGACCCCTTCTCAGTAGATGCGCCGAGCGCCCGTCTTCTTCTTCTCGAGCTTCGCGCCGAGAGCATCAATGCCCGCCGCGTAGGCGAACATCGCGCCCCACGTCGCGTCGATCTTGGAACCGTCCTGGTCGTGCTCCGGCTTCATCAGCACGTACCCAGACCGGCGAGGGTCACGGCGCGCGTTGAGGAAGTGGGAGGTGAGCTCAGGAGAGCCGTCATAAGTGATGTCGCCGCTAGCGATCGCGGACTCAAGCTGGTCGAACGTGCCTGTCGTCCGCGCAAGGTCCTTCTGCCGCCACCGGATCGGTTCATCCCGGGACATGCGGACCTTGAGACGCTTCGAGTACTCGGACTCCCACGTCTTCACGTGGCCAGCCCAACCCGCTGACGGGTCCGCGTAGAACCCGACGACGTTGAAGTCCTTGAACGCCTGCCGCACCGCCGCCTCGATCTCGAGGACAGGGGGTCGCCAACCTTCACCCTTTGGCCCGTCCGGCTGCTCCCAGACGCCTACCTTGAACAGGTGCTTCTGGCTCACCGAGTAGCCGATTAGGACCGTCGAGTCAGCCGTACCCCGGCCAGGCTTGCGGCCCTCCGAGCCGTCGAAGCCGAGCGTGATCGGTTCCGTCTTCGTGACGACCTTCTCGAGGCTCTGGATGGCCCGTAGGTCCGGCTGCGAAACGAACGAGTTCGTCGCATGGGTGATCTGGTTCAGGAAGTCAGCACGCAGCACCTGCGGGTCATTGGAAGTGTCGAGGAACGCAAGCGCCTGACGCTCGATTGGTGCCCACCCGGGCTCGCAAGGCGGCTCGTGGATGACGCACCCGTCCGGGTGGTCCGAACTGTCCCCGTAGGCGAACCGAAGACCGCGGATCAGCGACTCCTGGTTCGTGGGGTCAGTGTCGGCCGGCGCTTCCCGGTGGTCGTAGAGCAGCTGTCGTGCAGCTGACAGGTCCGGGTACTTGCCCGACTCGATCAGATCCCAGTCGCGGGCCGAAGCCTCGGCCACCGAGTTCTCACCAGGCGTGAACGCGTTCGGCGACTCGATCGTCACACCAGACGCCTTCGTCGAGTTGTTGCGGATGTTCTGAGCAAGACGGATACCGCCGTTGCCCTTCACCCACTCCTCGGTCTGATCCATGATCGCCGCGACCTGACCCGGCAGGCCCTTAATCGACCGACCCGACGACGTACGCGGCTCGATCTTGCCACCAGGGATCGCTATGAAGGTCTCCATCGGGTCGACGTCGAACTCGTTGACGAGCGAGTCAAGGCGAGCCATTTCCAGCATCGGTGCCCAAGTGTTCTGCACCTGGTCATCACTTGTCGCCGTGACGGGGACGTTGATGATCGTCTTGAAGTCGATCCAAGGCCGTGCGACAGGCTGACCGTCAGCGTCCCAACCGTCAGGGACTACCTCGAAGAGTGCTTCGCTGATTCCAGTAGCACCAAGGAGTGGGGACTTGCCCCATCCCCGGGAGCGCTGGATGACCGCGCGAGTCTTGATGCGCCGGCAGGTAAGCGGGTCGATCTCGTAAAAGCGGACAAGAAACTCGAGCATCTCGCGTGTGACGACGTAGTCCAGGTACTCGGCCATCTGGTCGGCAACGTGGTACCCGAGGGTCGGAAACGTCTCGCCGTCGAGTGGACGCCACGGCATTAGTTCGCCGCCGCGTCGGCGGGCAGTGAGACGCCGCCGAATCGCTCGCGGGAGCTGGCGCGACGGGCAACCGTCTTGGTCTCAGCCTCCTCTGCCTGAGCAAAGGTGATCCGCAGACGCGCGCGATCCTCGGGGGTCGCGCCGAATTTAGCCTCGCGCAACCTGAGCTCGGGAGCGAGCTTCGTGTTGCCTTCCCAAAACTCAGCGTGAATCAGCGCCGTGTCCATCAAGAACGACCAGTCATTGAAGGTGAACCCGGAAGACAGCGGGGAGTCCCGCCACATCGACCACCAACGAACCGTGACAGTCGGCCACTCGACCTCGTCGCGCCAGGTCCCGTCCTCTTCGTCCTTCGCCTTGTAGCGAGTCGGAAGGTCGGGCTGCTCAGCAATGATCGCCGGCAGGATCCGCATGGTCACCGGATCCGCATTGCGGCGGGCGCGCTTGTTCGCCGCCTTTGGGGCAGGTCCGCGACCAGGCATGTGGAACCCCGTTTCGGGTGAGGCCCCTCATCGCCGTTTCGGTCAAGGGGCAGTAGCTAAATCAGCCACGCGTAAAGACAGGCGCACACAGGACCCCGAATCCTGTGACCCGTACACGGCGTCGGCCACAGCACCTCTACGCGGTCGGCTGCCCCGGGGGAGGGGGTGGTGGGGGTGCCGTGGTTGGCGTGAGGTTGCGTTGTGCGGCGTTGGTGTTGTCTACCTGAGCCCTGGGTGCTGTTCGCGGGGTTTGCGGGCGCTGGGGATGCGTGTGAAGCGTCGCGCTTCGAGTGCTTCGCGTGCGGTCTTCTTGCGATGGTGCCAAGCGCATAGCCACTGGAGGTTTGAGAGTGCGTGGTTGTCGCCATGCTTGATGTGGTCGCAGTCAGTGCCAGCCTCAACGCAGCGTGTGCTGTCGCGCATGGTGGCTTGGCATCGTCCGCCTGCACGATCGCGTGTCGTTGTGCGTCGCTGTTCCCAGTCGGCCGGCAGTCTTGCTTTGCGGTCGGACCCTGACCATAGCTGTCCCATCGAAATCCCTTCGAAGGTTGCGTAAGGGCCCAGTCGTTCGGGAACATTCCGGAGCTAAGTCAGCGCCTATGCAGACATCCGTGGCTCGAGACCATGGCGGCAACGCCGATGCGAACGACACGTTCAAATGCTTTCGATACATCCCGAAAATCGAGGTAGGCATGGCCAACCGGCTTCGGTAGGTCAGTTTTCCTAGCCGAGTCATCAATGCACCAGATATACGCACTGGTGAGCTCTGCGACCGTAAGCCCCCAAGTCCCAGCACTCCAGCCAGGCCGAAGGTCCTCGTAATCGTCGAAGGCCTCGTCTGGCTCCCGTTTTGTACCTCGTGCGCCCGAAACCTCGCCGTTATCGCCCGAATTGGGAATGAAAGCCCGGAACGAAACCTCATGCCCGTCGACATGGGCCTCTCGAACTTGCCGGTACCACCACTCGTCCTGGTCCTCGAGTAGGAACTCACCTTCTTCTAGCCGCAGGCTCACGAGAGTATTGCCAGCAGGGCCCCCGCGGTCTCGCGCGAGACCTGGCCAAAATCTGTGTGGAGGGCAGAGCTGCGCGAGCGCTGGGCCTTGATGCCCTGCTCGTCGACGGTCACAATGACCACATCCTCGGCCTTGCGAGCCTGGAGGTCGAGCCCACCGGTTTCGGTCATGAATATGCTGAGAGAAGCCGCCTTCAGTCGATCCCCGAACGTTTCGAGAATTTCCCAAGCCTTCCTAACCGTGGCACGACTTAGAGGCGGCTCATCGTCCTCTCGCCAGTCGTCGTGGTTTTCGACGATCCGACGCAACCGGTTAGCCACCGGCACTTCGTCAGAAACGAGTGCAAAAAAGAGGAGCAGCCCCTCCCAAGATCGGTCATCCTGCGGGTCTTCGGCACCAGGGAGCCGTCTCACGGTCGAGAGAAGGTCTACGCCCTGCCGATCATCTGACCGCCAAATTTTCCCCGGGGTAAAGGCGACTGGGGTTCCCGCAAGCCGAGATTGCCGAATCGTCGCCCTGGGGGACTTTTCCAGAAGCAGTCCGTTCATTCTGCTTCTCCGGAAGGGAACGCCGATTTGAGTTCCGCGGGACCTGCGAAGCCCACGCGATCAAAGCTGCACGACTCGAATGTGCAGTCCAAGAAGGCGACCGCACCAACAATGGCTGGACGCTCTGGTTCGATGGTCCAAAAAATCAAATCGGCGGGGCCAGCGAACCCTGAATTGACCACTGTCGTCGAGCCTTGAAGGACGACGACCGCAGGCCCGATTAGGACGCAGTTTTTGAAGTCAGCGTTAGCCACGGTGTCACGAGTGACCACCAGGTCAGCTATCCGTATTGCCCGCGACTCGTACTGCATTCGGTCCATGTGCCTCACAATAGAT